AGCAAGTGGTTCAAGATTTGTTGTTTCTGTGTCATTGTTATTGATTGGGTTAAAAAATACAGGTTTGTCTAATTTGTTTTCATACTTTTTAATAAAGGCTAATAAGTCCTCGTATGCTTCTTCGTTATACCAAGCGTAGTGGTAAACTTCTGCCAGCAGCATCTGCCTTTCAAATGGTAGTAACTCTCTCATTAGTTTTTGTTTTGATTTAGTATTTGTTCTTTTATCCATTTAGCACCATCACTAAATAAAACACCATGTACACCATACTTTTTACTTTCTAATTCTATCTCCTCATCACTTGGTAGTTCTATTGGTGTTAATGAATTAATAAATTCTTCTTGAAATTCTTTTAACCCACCATCAGTTTCCATTGCTAATCTAAATCCTGATTTGAAAGATTGTTTTACTTGTTCTTCTGTATATAGTTTCATAGGTTATTTGTTTTGGTTAAGTTGATATACTTTTTCTATTGTAAATGTGAAATATGGTTCAAAATGGTTGCTTACATATTCAAGAGCATCTTGTTCGCTATTAAATTCATATGCATCATTAATACAGTTTAAAATTGGGTCGTGAAAATCATCTCCAATATTAACATAAGAGTTATGACGGAGGTCTTTAATTACATAAAATGTGTTCATAGGTTTATTGGTTTTAATTGGTTTAATAAAGTACAAAGTTCATTTAATTAATTTAATTAATATTAAGTATAAATACCTAATTATATTGTTTCTGGTTTATAATTATCATTATAATACTCATCTCTGCTATAATGTGGTAAAGTTGGGTGGTTTATGGGTGTTTCTTGACCATCAGAAAAGGCTTTTTGTATCTGCTCTTTTTCTTTTTCAAGTAAGTATTCAATAATAGTTAATACAGTCCCATAAGCTACATTATGGCTATATTGATATTCGCTTAACTCTCCGTTTTCTTTACTTGGTGGTATTAATTTATTTTGAATTTCTTCTTTTAAAAATTGCATTGATGTTTTCATATTAGCTTTTCTTAATTAGTTCTTTAATCTTGTTAAACTCGTCTAAGGTCTTAATGTTCTTGATTTTCTCAATCGCCTTATACTTTTGTTCCTGCGTAAACTTTGTCTTATCTAACTGCTCAATTAAGAACGCTTTTTGACCTTCGCTTACTTCGTCTTTATGCTCATTGGTAGCATCTGCATCTTTGGTGTCGTCTATGGCAAACAATCCGTTAAGTGCGTACTTCCTGGCATAGCTACTTGCTGCTCCGGTAATCTGGCTATCTGACATTCCTTTTTGTGCCTCAGGTTCTCTTGCAAATGCGGTTGCTTCTACTGAGTCAGTTTCATCAAATATCCTTGCAGTTGATTTTACATATATTCTATTACCAATCATTGAAATATCATCTGTAATAGTTAATATGCACTTGTGCTTAAATAATAAAGGCTTTACTGCTTCTAATATATCTTCTGCATTTCTATAAGCATAACCACCAAATTTATTAAATTGGCTTTTAGGAGATTTCAATTCGTTTTGAATTTGCATTAATTTGTTCATATTGCGTAATTTATATTTTTTCTAAAATCTATTGCTTCTTGTAATGTATAAAATCTATAAGTTTTGTTTAATATTTTAGTAGCATATTTCTTTTTAAGTCCATTAGTATTATCTAAATATACACCAATAATTCCTGTTTTATGGTTTGGTTTTCTAATAACATTCAAACAGTTTTGGTGCTGAGTTGTATCTCTTAAATTAATAATTCTATTGTCTGATGGTATTCTATTTATATGGTCGATAACTCCATTTGGTATACAATTATGATACTTTGCATAAGCTAACCTATGCGCCTTATATTGCTTACCTTTTATTTTAATAATCAAATATCCATCTTTATCAAAAGAGCCATTTGCATTTTTTCTTAACAAATGTTTTACCTCTCCTGTTTCTGCATTGTAATCAATACACTTTGCTGCTTCTAAAATATTATCCATTGGTTTCTTGTTTTGGTTCTTCAATAATATAATGTTCTAATACTTCGACAATAGGCTCTTTTCTTTTTTTCATACCTATAAAAAACTCATAGGCTTGTGAGTAATCCATTGATAAACTATTGGTTTCAAATTCTCCGTCTACACTTGTATAGTAATAGACGTTGCCTCTTAGGTCAGTTTCTTTTACAAATTCAATCTTCATATAATTCGTTTTTTAAAAGTTCAAGTTCTGCATTGTGTTCTACCCAACGAGTAAACGTGTAATCGTCATCTTCGTAATCGTAGTTTTTAGGCAATAGAGCAGGGTCATAAGGATTTGATGTACTCCTGCTCCCGTCAATTAAGATGTTCCCGTATCGCTGATATTGGAACATTTGGTAGGTGGTTAAGTGTGTCATTTTGTGTTTTGTTTCAACAAAAATAACACATTACACAATACAAAGTGCAAAACTATTAAAATATTTTAGAATTATTTTTGCAACATTGTTGCATTTGCATGAAATTTTCCAAAACTTCATGCAGCTAATGGGTCTTATATAGGATAAAAGCACATCAAATTGTGCAGTTTATAGCACATTTTGTACATCAGAACGTACAAAAGTAAAGCTATGACTTGCCAAAGTCGGTAGTAAAATGCAGCCAAAAGTAGTAGAATTACTACCTATAAAAGCTTCTGGAAGTAAAGTTTATCGTAACCCCCGTATGAATATTCTGGTAAGTAAAGCCTAAACCCACAGGAGATTAGGTTATTAGCTGAAGGGAAGTTGTCTAATGTAGTATAAGTAATAGCTATATGGCAAAAGGTAGAAGCTGCTTTTAGCCTCGTTTTAATCATTCGTCTTTGTATGCCTTGCCCTCTATAATTTTTATGTACCCACGCTCTGTTAAAAATGCAAATGCCTTTGGAATAAATAGAACCGCAATAAGCCACAATCTCGCCTTGATCTAACATAACCCACCACTCACGATTGAACTGGAACTCGTCAGCGCAACCCTTAAAGTTTGGGTTAGTATAATCTAATTCTCTAAGTTGCTCGTAGGTATCACGATCTAATATGTTGCCAAAGCTAAATATCTTTTTTAACCGCATTTATTATCATAATTTTTTTAAGGTATAAACTTAAATCTAAAGCTTCTTCGTAAGCATATTGCATCCATTCGTCTTCTTTTAGATCATTTCTATCTAACGTGGTTTTATATTCCTCTTTGCCTTTTGCCTCACGCCTACGCATATCTTCTATTACTAAGCTAAGTATTTTACTATCCATTTATTTGTCGGTTTTGCTATGTATCTTAAAACAAGTTTTGCACTTGTATAATATTTTCTTTACTCCTGTTGCAGTTGTTCTTCTCATTTGTATTACTATCTCATCGCTTCCACATTCAGGGCAAGAGCCTCTATCCTGTCCGAATATAACCCCGTAATGTGTTTTAGGTTCAATGTGGTTTTTAAGGGCGTTAAATACCTTCTCTAATAACACAACATCTTTTTGGCAGTACTTAATCATTTTAGCCATAGCTACTTTGTCCTTATGCAATACGATGTCCTTCCATAAACTATATTCGGTCTTTATCTTTTGCCCAATGCCTAAGTATTCAGCTATGTAATTAAGCTTGTTGCTATTAAATCTAAACTTTTGACGTGCTACCTTTAGCGTGTCGATTGTAACGTATTTAGGGAACATTTCAATCTTGTGAAACAAGCAGCGTGTTCTTATCCAAGCAAGGTCGAACTTGTCGCCATTATGCCCTACAAGTTCCGAAGCCGTGTTTGCTACTTCTACGAACTTTTGTAGCATCTTTTTGTCGCATTGTCTACTATCCCATTGCAAGTGATAAACTTCTTTTTCGTCTTCCCACTTGTAGCAGATACAAATTACTGCCCGTTCTTTAATAATGTTTTCAGGACCGATATTAAGTTTGTAACCAGAACTCCAAAAGAAGCCTACGTTTGCAGAAACTTCGATGTCAAAGAATAGTCGTTTTCGTTTTGATTTTAGCATTATTTATTTTTTGCTGAATTTATCTATTGTGGTGTAACCCATAGCAAATAGCGTGAGATACAAGACCGCATCTACCAACTTGTCGCTTGGGTTAATTTTTAAGATTATGTTTAAGAACAAGGATATAAAAAGACATAAGCTGCCAAGCAAAGCCACAACTCTTTTGTGGCTAATACTGTTGCTTTCGTCTGATAATAAATTTACTAATATAGTTCTAAAGTTGCTCATATAGTTTAGCTTCAGCCTCTCTCCGCCTCACTAACCCTTTTAGCACTTCGCCATTTGCTCTCACCCACTTTTTAAATTCTGCACTAATGCTCGGGTCTTTAGGGTTTGCATTTACCTTTTTTAGTAAAGTGCTTTTCCTTAGATTGTTTACCCCGACATTGTAAGCAAACGAAACAATCGCAGAAAAATTGTTTGCAGTTACATTTGATTTTACAAGCACATCTACGCCTTTTGCAAAGTCATCGACTATTGCGTTAAAGTAATCTTCTGCCTGTTGCTGCGTAATAACATCGCCCTCTTTCACTTTCGTTCCGTCAGGGTAAAAAGTCAAACCCCAAGATATTGTCCATAAGTTCGCAGGGCATTTGTACGCCTTTAATTTGCAGCCTTCGAACTGCTTTATTAAATCTCTACCCGCTTTGTTTACTTCCATAATCTATTCCAATATGCTAAAATTAACACAATCGCTATTATTAGACCGATTAGAGCCTTCCAAAAGTTATTTTGAGTAGTTACCTTGTTTTTATCTACAATCGAAATTTGAGCCGTTTCTGTGCGATTAAAAGCTATTGTATCTTTTTTAACTAAGCTATTGTCGGTTTCTTTCTCTTTTGTCTGGTAAACCCACTTAGTTACGATTTTGGGAACTACTATTACGCAGTCCTTAGTTACACGGATTGTGTCGTAAATAGTAACTTCTTTTGTAAATACTTGCTCCTTTTCTATAATCTTAGTAACGCTATCATAAAAAGTAAGATGCACGGAGTCAATCTTAGTTGTCCCCGTGCTATCAAATCTCTTTTCGAACTTCTTAACCGAAGCGCAAGATGTAAGTAATAAGGCTAATAGTATTAATCTCATTTAAGCTTTTTGGTCATTTTGTAATAGTATCGAATAGCCATAAGACCTGAAACGATAGCCACCAAACTTGCAATCAATGTGAATAGCGGTTGAATATTTGTAATGCTAATTGTAGCACTAACTAAAGATACGATTGTTGATTGGTCTGCTTGGTGGTTACTTGCCATTATAGTTCTTCTTCTTCTTGTTTGTTAAATTCTATGCCAGTAGTCCAATCTTGTAAGAAAGTAAAATTCTCCAAGCCATTGGGGTTAGCCACGTTAATTATTTGAAAATCAAATTCTTTATCATTTAAGGCTTCAATATCTTTAGTCAGCTTCTTGATGCCTTCTTTTGAGAATTTGTAATCTCCTTTTTCATTAAGGATTAAAATGCCCTTTTCGTCTACTGAAGCGTTATCTAAGCGAAGCTCCTCAACTTGTTTATTGTACTCATCAAGATACTTGCTTATTTTCTCTTGTACTTTAAAAAGCTTCTTTTGAACTTTTGTTTCTTGTTTTCCAATAACATTGTTAAGATTGCTCACTAATTGGAGCAGTTGTTTG